GACGCCATCGTGCCAATTTGAACCTCACTTGATCCGCCTGAAGCAGTGTTCCCTAGCTTGACGCCTAGGTTGTAAGTCTCAAACGTCTTAGCATTGTTGTGATACAGCTCAACCGCTCCATCAGCTATAAATTTCGCGCAAGTCTCGCCTGTATATTTTGAGATTTGAGTCTGATTTGATCGAAGATACAGTCCCCCGGTGCCAGAATCGTCAATAAAAGAGTTACTGCCGTCGTGATAAATCTCCAGGTCATCACCACTACCAAGCAAGATTTTGTCGTTATCTTGCATGTCAAGATCGGCGGTCATGGAGATGCCGCCAGCAACAGCCAAGCCACTGCTATCAATCTCAAGCCGCTCTGTTCCCCCGGTACTGAAATTAATTTTGTCCGAGGCTGACCTGAACATCCCTGTGTTCGCGTCACTCAGGAACGTCAGACCTGGCGACCCGGCACTGCCGTCTTCAAGCAGCTGAGTGCCGTCAAGCTGCATCAGCGTGACCCAGCCGTTGTTTGCACTGTTCCTAATCTTCAGAACGTTGGCGGTGGTGTCAGCCCAAAACATGTACGCCACGGTCGTTGATGGCGCTGTGCTGCTGCTGTTATTGCTGATGATTGCGTCCAGGCAGTTATTGAGATCTGCACGGAAGGCCGCTCCGCTGGCATTCGCTAGGTCGTAATCGTGAGTTGCCATTACTTAGCGTGTGGCAGAGCAGATGCTTCCATTCTACGTCTGTTTCCGGCCATACCCAACGGCGAGGTAGGTGAAGTTGCGGTTGACGTTTGAATTGCTTGAATTCAGCACATCGACGTCAAAGCCTGTAGAGCTGACGTTACTGACGTTGACTCGTTCGCCACTGCCCAAGTTGTGGACCAGCACGCTCACAGATGGCAAGTAAGCGCTTGCGCCTCCAAGCGACGCGGTTCCGGTAAAGAACGCGTCCCCAAACGTGACCGATTTAGTGCTGGTGCCTGAAGCAACTGTGCCATTGCTGTTGTCTTGGCGCCGCTGAAACGTTGCTAGATAGCCAAGCTCATCAATCAAAATGTTCTGAGCAGGGTCTCGGCTTATCAGCTCAGCCTTGAATTGAAAAGCACGGCCAACAAATGTTCCAGACGTAAATGGCGTCCAGGCGCTATATGTCGGCGAGCCTGATGGGTCATCGTCAGTACTGCGCATGTAAAGAGCAGCATCGACATCCTTTGGAACTGACCCATCAAAATCAGTCCATGTGTCGATGTTTGCAGTTCGATCATCAATCAAATCATTCGCCAAAAGGCCCCGCGTGACAAACCGCCGGGTGAGGTCTATCGAGTACTTCGCACCCAAATCAAGCGTGTTGGCAAACTGGTATTCAGCAGAGGACAGCACATTGCCGCTGCCATCAACGTTGATCTTAAGAGCGTCAAGCGTTGAATCATAGGCGCAGTCTGTTTTTGTTCCTGAAAATGGCGTCGAGTCTTGATCTTCTCGACGACTCTGCACGAGCAAGCGACCAAGCGTGTCGGTTAAATTCACTAGAACACTTGTTTCAGAAGCGCTTTCATTGCCTAATTCGTCTACAAATTTGACCAGTATTTCTCCGTCTATTAAGGGAACAATTGCTTCAGTTGAGTTGCCAGGGACAGCTTGAATTAGGTCTACAGAGTTAGGCCAAATGGCTGAACCGTCCGTGAGGCTGCTGTGTCGTATGCGAACACGACCGTTTACCTTCACGTCTAAATCAACGCTTTCGTCCCAACGCAATCGAGCGCTGTTTGCGGTAATTGGTTCAATCGAAAGATTCTGCACGTTGCCAGGCAGAGCCTGTTTACCGTTGAGAGTGAATTGAGCTGTCGCGACTGGGCTCATCACGCCCGTGAAATTGCGTGCAACAATCTCAACGTCTAAAACTCCTGCTTTCAGCGACTTCAAAGTTAACGATGTGATGTTTGAGTTGAGAGCAGTATAATTATCAGACTTTTGCCTGTACTTAACTAAAAAGTCCGTGAGATTTTTTCGATCATGAGACCAGCTCAGGTCGAAGCCAACGTGAACTGTTTGTCCTTCTTGATAAAGAAACTCTGTGCCGGTTATGGCAGCCGGCGCGTTCGGCGTCTCGTTAAGAGTACTAATACTTCTTGAAGTCAGTTGAATATCGCTTTCAACAGCAGCGTAAATGTCTGGATTATATTCAAGTGCAGTAACCCCAAGTGTGAAATCCTCTGACTCGGCAACACTCAGGACTCGATATTTCTGTGATTTTACAGTTGATGTTTGGATCAAAAAGACAGATGCAGCTTGAGGCGCTTCAGCAAAGCCCGGGTTGACTGTGATGACTTTTCCGTTTATTGCTGTGATTGTGCTTGTGCCAACGTGACCGTTTGGTTGCATCACAGAAAGCGTTGGCTGACTGTCAACCGGAGCGTTCAAGATGTCAGTAGTAGTCAAGTCTGTCGCTGCATCGATCGTAATTTGGGTGTTAGTAGCCGAACTAATCCGCCCGCTACGCCTAGTCCCTGCTCTTACTGGATCCGCGATATCTATGACTACGCCTGGCCTTAGGACAAGGCCACTGTCAGCAGCAATTGAAAAACTTACGGTTTGAGTGAGGTTGTGTTCGCTAAGAAGAAGCCATTTACCTAGCCTGTGGGCTTGTCCTTGCGAGTAGCAACCAAGAGCGCGAATGTCCTTGTTTAGAACACCATATTTGGCCACTTGATCTTGTAGCTCGACATATTCATAAGAAACCTCTCCCAGTTGCTCATAGTCCTGATAGGCAACCGTCGCGCAAGTATGACGTGTTTTTAGGGACGTGCCAGAATAGGTGAAGTCCCCATTGATAACATTTGACGGGCCTAAGATGTAGCGAGAGTCTGTAGGCTTGTCTTGATTGAGGACTAAAGAGCCCGCACCATAAAAAGCAATACCTCTAAACAGGCTGGTCAGCTCTTGAATTGCACTGAATACTTCTTTGCGCGTATTAATGACCATATTGCAGGAGAACCTAGGCTCTTGCCCACCCTTTCCGTCGCTAACTAATTCCCTGCAATAGAGCGAAACATTGTAAAAGTCAAAAACATCAAGGCTTGACTCTGGAATCCCAGCTCCCCAGCGGGTATCTGTAAGTAGTGCATACAGCAGCCATGCAGGATCATTGGTGAATGCAGTTTGGCTCAATGAGCCATTGAAAAGACCGCTGTATGAAATACGGCCAATGTGCGTGGTGGTGTCAACAGAAGCGTTATGTGGAATTTTGACTTTTATGCCACGAACCAAATACTTGCGAGCCGGAATGCTTGAGAACTGTCTTGAATCTAATTTTAGATAACAAATTGCAGTGTTTGGATAGCGAAATTTTTCATCAATGATTTCAGTGTAACTTGTCCAGTTTGTTGCGTTTTGCAGGCGTGTGGACGTTGAGTCGTCAGTAATTCTGACAATACGAATGTCGCAAGGGAAATCCGAAGGCGCAGGCATCGGGATGATGTAATCCCGTAAATAGCCTCCGCTTGTTTTACCTTCTATGACGACGTTAGTGTTGTCGGAAAAGCCACCACCGTTCAACTGGGTTTGGATTTTTAGCTCTACTTTCGTGCCTCTGACGTCTCCATCATCTTCTAAATTTTGCAGTGCAGGCACCGAGATTGTTACACGAACACGGTCAACATCTGTGTCTGTAATTTGCCTCGTTATTGAAGTGGTTTTCGTGACTGCAGCGCCAACAGAAATTTCTGTTTCTGCGCCTGGTGTGTTGGGGATGTACTCCTGATCTTGCGTGCCATTTCTAATGGTTATTGAGTATCCAGTGAAATTATTTGTACCACCAGCGCTCTGCAGTGGAGTTCCGTCTAAATAAACACCTTTGACGCCATGCTCTACGCCGTCAATCTCGCCTTCGCTCAAGATTTCAAGGACCTGAGCGAACTGTACTGACTGCAGCGAATCAGGATCCTCTTCAGGTACTCGTGTACTGCCACCGCCTCCCTTGCCACCGCCACCGCCACCAGCGCCAGCAATCCGCTGACCAATCCCGGCATTGTGTACACGAATATTATTCGCGATAAAAGTATGCTGTTGCTCTACCGTCAAGTTGTAGACAGTAGACATGCCAAGGTCTTTTTTGCTTGTGATGGGCCTCAAATGCCCCATTACGTCTACAAGACAGTCATCAAAGCCAAGGCTTCCAATCGCAACAAATGCGTTGTATTGATTCAGTACCCAGTGGTTTGGGGTTGCATCAACATACTCGCCTCCCCAGAAGCCATAACGATAAACCTTTTCGTTTTCATGAACGTGAACTTTTAGAACTTTGGCGACATGAGTAATACCTTTATCGTCAAAACTAATTACCTCGCTGCCTTCCTGCAGTTCCTTGATAGGTACTTGACCATTAGGAGTGCATACAAGCGTATCGCCTGTAAAACAGCCACCACCACCAGCACCTCGAATTTCAGCCATCACACAACGTCCAAACCGCTTGAAATGACCACACTGCCAGCGTAGGCACGACCGAGAATGACAGGGACTGGTGTTCCTTGCGTAGACGTGTTGACAATCCCGCTGAAAGAAAACGACTGAAGCCTTTCGGCTTCTGATAGTTGCTGTGGCTTAGGTGTTGGAGAAATCATTTGGGCCACACCGCCAAGGACGAGGCCAGCGCCAATAGCTGACAAGGCTGTGCCAACTGTTGTCAGGGTTCCAATTGTCCCTGCTGACAATGGGCCAAAAACGCCAAACGCAGAGCTTCCAAACAAGCCAGCGCCAGGGAACAAAAACGATGCGCCGATCAGCAAGCTGCCAAAAACAAACCTGCCAAAACCACCAGAACCGGCAACAACAGGCGTGATACT